ATCTACGACCAGACAGATAATACTCTCGCCGTTGATGGACCACATGAGTGCAGACAAGAAATGCTTGTCGATGGTTACTGGCGTGCAATGAATCACTTTGGGCAATATGTCATTGTACAATACGACTATTACCTTAAACCTGTAGCTGTTAAAGGCATCCGGCAGGCAGTTGCAAGATACGATGTATTTACTTTCAGTCAGTCAAAAATAGGAGAGGAGGTTAACTAGTATGGATTTATCACAATCGACTGAGACAGAGTTAAAGAAGTTCCTTGACACAAAGGAGTTGGAACTGGCAGAAAGTTTGTTGGAATGTGAAGTGGTTGAGGCCGGTCAAACTCATGTTCTAAAACGTCTCAAGATAAGGGTCAAAGCGCTTATGCCTACGGTCTACACTTACATGACCAATGTCTATTGTGCTCACACCAAAGATATCAGTGTTGGTGGCGCCTACATCTTGACCAACGACCCTCCCCCAATTGGAGCGAAGATTGCGTTAACACTACGGATAACTACTCCATTTAGATTGGACCTAGGGACGATTGGTGCAAGAGTCGTTCGCGTTAATGAGGTCTATGGTCGAGAAGAAGCAGGTTTTGCAGTAGAGTTTGAAAACCTGACTCCAGACCATATAAAGATTCTATTCAAGTTTGTAAATGAAAGCTTGAAAGTCTGAAAGGAGTTAACCGTGGAAGAAACCCTTACAAATGAAAGACAAGTTGTAAAAGCGCACGTCGTCAAAAGGAGGAGAACAAGGGTAGATGTGACTTTACCCGTCAGGTTCACTAATCTAGGAGGAGAGTTCAGACACGCCAGGACCAAGAACATTAGCACTGGTGGTGCATACATCTGCAATGAAACTGCCATGATGCCAGTTAATACCTTCACTAACTTGTGTATTGACCTGCCAGGTGAACCGCCAATACTGGTCTATGCTCAAGTAGTCTGGACTAACCGCTTTGGTTTCGGTGTCAGGTTTATGAACCTGGATCCTAAGGACAAGGACAAGATCAGAAACATAATCAGAAACAATGGCAAGATAACATTTTAGGAGGATGTTGCCTTATGAATTACTACGAGAGAATCATTCGGAAAGGAGCGATGGCAGCAGACAACTACAGGAAAAAGGAAACTCCCATTGAAGGATTGAATGTAACTGAGCAGGAACTTGAGGAGTTGGATTTGGACGCCCTCATGCTCATCGAAGGTTTGGGAAATCCTTTCGATCCTGTTATTGAGGACTAAGTTAACAACGAAAAAAATAACCCCCGAATTTACACCCGAGGGTTATTTTTTATAAAGAGGAGTGACCCTATGAAAAAACTTTGGTTTTTGGCACTGTTGGGAATAGCAGTCTTATCTTGCGGACCCACAAATGCACAACTGAGGGCGCAGACAAGTCTTCCCTCTATACCTGAAGAAGCTAAACCTAAGGCAAAGATACAGTGCAAGATTGTCGTCAAGCGTTATGCAGTTTCGGAAAAATCCCACAAACCTGTTCCGGACACAAAAGTTATCATTGTCAAGGATCAGTCTGATCTCCCTAGGCCGGCCAGATATCTTGTACTAGGTTCGATGACTGTGGAAGCTGGGAAAGATTGTTTTGTAGTTGAGATCATTGATGCTATAAAGGCTGGAGCGGGAACCTATGGAGCAAATTACGTACTACCTTGGACCGCACAAGAGGGAACTGACGAACAAGTTGCTGGTCCTGGATTAGGAGTTGAAGGAGATACTTCAAGCGCTTATATCTTGCTTAGGTCAAAAGAACTATCTATATGATCAAACAACGAAAAAATAACCCCCGAGTTTTCACCCGAGGGTTATTTTTGTGCTTATTTTTTTTGGTTTTAGACGATGAAGAAGTTAAGTTCGATCTTCTCGACAACTCGCGTTGGATCCAGTATAATGTTAACGTGGAAGGTCTTCCTCTTCCTCTCATATTCAGTTGCACCAACTTCTACGTTGAAGTTGTACAAGCCTCTTCGCTTCCTAATGTCCTCTAAGAACAGAACAATATCACCTGATACCTGACTCCAGGTCAGCTGATCATTTTGCTCAAAGATGAAGTACCTACAGTACTCCTCAAGGGCCCTCTTGATGTAGAGAACCAGTCGGACAATGTTCAGGTCTTGCAAGGCACTTGCCTTTGCCTGACTTGTCAACTGACCCCAGACAACATAACCCGGGTTGAACTTCACAATTGGATTCAGCTGTTTGAGGTACATCTGGTCTCTCTGACCCAACTTAGGATTGTAGCGGAGTTCTTTGATAGTATCAATTGCTGCTCGGTTGAAACCTGCAATAGCAAACCAGACTTCGGTTAAAGCATCATTTCTTGGCAACAGATAAGACATATGGTACATTGGAGAGAACCATACATCTCTACCAGTGAAGATATCAAAGACCTTATTATAAGACTCATACAGAGCAACAAAGTAGTTGTTGAATGTATTAACGTCTGTCCTCTCTGAAATGGCAGAATTAAATGTGGGGTTGTCACCATTGTCAAGAATACCCACACAGTCACGCCTCGTTTGACACAGAGAAGAGATTTGCTGCTTGACTGAATTTGGATAACCAGCATCAAACACTGCGCTGATATAGATGTTCTCAGTGTCTAGTACATCATCAACCTGAGAAGATCCATCTACTGTGCTAGTTAGAGCACCAGCATAAGCCTGAGCTAACAGTGTGGTTGCTTCTACAGTATCAAGGGTACCTGTTGCATCAATCAAATCGCCCTCTGAACCATATTTCAATGGAACAGGTTCTGCTGAGGTAAATGCATTTGCGATACTTGTATTTGACTGTCTGATTTCATAAGTAATAGCTGAAACCTCATCAAATACTGAGACATCGCCAACCCAAGATTGAGATGCACCTGTGAGGTTGCGAGCATCAAATACATTGACTGTATCGTCCTCTGAACCTCCAGCGGCACCTAACCATCCATAGAGTTGATTACCTCGGGCATCTTTTGCAACAACCATGTAAGTTGAATTTCCGGCCTCAGCTACATTTTCCCAGTCACTAAAAACTTGTTTGTTATCAGTGATGGTGGCTGAACCTGCAGTTTCAACTATGGTTACTGTACCAATATCTTTGTCGTAGCGTCTTGAGAGTATGTTATAACCTTCAGTCCACTCACCGTTGGCCCTCACCATGTCTGCTCTTAAAAGAGTTGAGTAAGTATTAAGAACATCCATAATGAATAATGAGCTACCGGTGTCATCTTGAGCTTCTGGTCTGAAAGATATCTCAAAAGATTCTACAATAACATCATCTCCATCTGACTGTTTCTCATAAATATCCATCACGTAAACATCATTGAGTAGAGGATTCGAGATTTCAACAATTCTGATGGCAAGGTTGTTGTACCACTGACCTCTCCCTATTGGATAGATAAAACATAGGGGATAAGTGTCGCCAACAGCCTCTAGATTTGTAGTGATTTCTAACAATGAGTTTAGTGAATCGTCGTAACTAATTACAACTGAAGCTGTTGCATCAACAGCTGCGTAACTAGCATCAATTCTTATATTCGCAAATGTAGCATTATCCGGCAGTGGCCGAGTGAAGTACATTGCTCCAGATTCACCCAGGTAATTGTAGGCACAGTATAGACCTTGACCATAACTCTGTCCATAGGTTTCGATTTTTGGTTCACCATATTCACCGATTAATTCACTACGAGAACCAATGAATTTGAAAACATTGTCCTCGCCCTTCTCTGCCAACGCAACGAAGTAACCAATTGTTCCAGGTACAGCTTGTACATACGTTGACAGATCAATAATTTTGGTATATACACCTGGAGAGATATTTGGCATATGCAGTTCCTCCTAATCCTTCTCTCTCTCTAGTTAGCACACTCTAATAGAAGTCATCCTTTCTCTCGGTGTATATTTCTTAAATCCCTTTTTTTTGTTTCTCTACTCTAGAAATAGATATACCACACAAAAACTAGCTGACGAGTAACATCTTTTACAATTGTAGGAAATGTGACTCTGGCAAATAAACTAAATGGACCTGACTCGCCTCCTGATTTACTTGGGGCTACATAGAGTCCTGCTTCACTTAACAATTCACCATTTGCATCTGCAGATCCAATTGTCGTCGTAACTTGTGCTATTAACCACTGGTCGTCATTTGCGTCATCCTGCTGATAGACAACTGTGTCAATCGGATGCTTGTAATAGAAACCACCACGAAAGTCACCATAACTAGTGTCGGTCGAACTTATCGGCACTTCACTGGCCATGTCAGTATCAGTGTTGGTCGGCAAAATCGGATCTAGTGGATCACCTGGCGTAACTCCTCCATCTCCCAGGCCTAGCCACCCAATAAAATCCTCTTTAACTGGTACTACACTTGCGTTATCAACATTGAAAACTCTTACGGCTACAAATTCACGTCCAAGGTAAACCACAAGGTTTTCGCTGGAGTATATTTTCTTTCGCTCTCCATCTACTTCTTCAAAAACCTCGACTCTACCCATAGGTTTCCGGAGAACTTTTTCCTTCACATCCATACCATCACCAAAACAGTGCTCTCCGTATTCGTCACTTACCTCAACGCGAATCGTTTCTACTTTGCTCATGGTTAAATCCTCTTTACTGAGATTGTTTTTAATTTGTTCTAATATAAATACAAATTAAGTAGTCGCTCGCTACTAGTTTAATTAGAATAGGGCGGTCCCACATTTAGCACAGTAGTCGGCACTTGACTTCGACTTGGTACCGCAAGTTGGACAGTTTACCCTAGACCTAACGGTAACTGGTTTTTCGACCTTAGTCTTATTGGCCTTGGTTCCTCTGAGTTTCAACACAAGGATGTGCGAGTTAGACTCAAGTTCACCATGAGAACCAAAGTTGAATGACTGATTAGATGCTGAACCAGGAACTGTGATACCTTCATCCTCGGCGGGTTTAGCACTTTCTTGAACAGCATCTTGACTAGTAACAAAACCAGCTGCCTGTGTTTCACTCCCAATGGAGCAATTCATCAATTGAACATCACTCGACTGATTGTGATTGAAAGTTCCTACTTTAGTTTCATCATCAGAGTTTGTAAATGTATAGTTAACTGAGGAATCATCATCTGTTTTAATGGTTGTCCCACCATAGTAATACCTTGTGCAAGAACAGGGATCACAGTAGCAACCAGTACAACGAGGATACCAGTATGGCCAAGGTTGATAAGGTCGCCAAGGTTCAGTAATAACTCTCCTTCGCCTGATGACCTCTTCATACTCGATCTTCTTTTCAAACCTGTACTCTACTCTGATAATCCCGTCATCTATACGGTCACCACGATGTTCAACTATCTCCTCAGTCTTTTGAATAAATCGAAATCTATTCTTAACTTCATATCCCTTCAAGAAACCTTCAAGTTCACATTGAGAGTTAGGTTGAAGGATAAGAGACCCATCAATGGCATCCTGTCCATCAACGGTAACTTTGACAACTGCTATTCTTGATTCAAGGTTTTTCAATAGAAGGGAATACTCTGAACCAAATGGCAGGGTGACAGTATCATCCTTTTCTCTCAGGACTTTACCGCCACATTTGATAACGGCAACGAAGCGATCTTTATACACCATGACTACCTCCTTTTACAGGGCACCGTCTAAACCCTCAATGTTTAAAGACGATTGGAGTTTAAGTAACGAGCGACTACTCTATTTATTTGTTCTAATATTTCAGTTATATTTAACTAAAATGAATATTCAATAACCAGCTCCGGTACTAATCCTGAAGCAGAGTAATTACAGTATGCAATAAGTAATGAAGTAGGACCAACATTAAGATAATCATGGTCATATTCTCGTGTACAGAACATTGCGTATTGACCTATTATATCAATTATACTTTGTAAATAAGCTACTCCTGCTACATTCAAGTCCATCTCGTTCCAACCTAAATTGTCCCAAGGCGAGAATGAGTCAATTAGTAGTGGACCAGTGAATGCCTGATAATCATTAACTGTAACATCTAGAGGGTTAGAGAGAGTTGCTTCTTGCGCACATAATGCAATTGGAGAAAACGTCTTCCAGCCGTGAACTCTCAACTTTGCTGATAAAACTGTCACATTAATTAATGCAGTGGTATCGAATGTGAAGAAACCTCTAGCACACTGAAAAGCAGCATTATGTACTAAAGCACAAGAACTATTTGCTAGACCAGGAGAATCCGCTGAGTCTGCAACAGCCTTGTCTCTTGTGGTAGGCCAGTCTACATCAGTTCCATAAACTCTCCCATCATAAGCTGCTGTAATTGTCATAAAGTCTATAGTGGTTGTCGTAGTAGTCGCAGTAGTAGTCGTAGTCGTAGTAGTAGTTGTAGGAGCTGGAGGCAGAGTCGTAGTCGCAGTTGTAGTAGTCGTAACTGTGGTAGTGGTAGTAATTATCGCAGTTGAATCTTGTATATAAATCTGACAAACATCCTTACCGCCCATACAGTCAAATAAACCTTCTTCATCAAAATCTTGCCATCCACCAGCCATGTAACCATAGAGATAGAAAGGATCCTCTGGAGGCGTAGGATCTGGAACAGGTGGAGAGGTAAGAACCGTATACTCTTCATCTACCCACTGGAGTGGTTCATCAACCCACTGGGTCTCCCACGCCGGACTACTATTAATCCATTGAGATAAGAGTACCTCAATTGGAACACATTCAGACTCATCATCTATCCATTGTCCTTCTTCTTCTACCCACTGTTCCTCTTGACCAGTCCACTGACATATATCAGGTGGGAGTGTAGTACTCAGAGTTATAGTTGTTGTTGAGTCGAAGTCAAAATCAACTACTGCCGATCCATCAGGCAAGCACATATAGAAATCATGTACGTCCTGACGCACTGTAAGACGCATATCATCTAAGTCGTCTGCAATTCCTGTATCATAATATGAACCACAGTCATAAGTTCGTCTTGAATAATATAGACCAGCAGTTGAATCACAAGTTATGTACGGATATGCACAACATGATGTACTATCAGCAGCAGGTGTATCAACAACTGTCTGATAAATGATCATTGAAGACGAATCATCAAGTATAACCGAATCAAATAGAGCATCATCAAATACCAGTGCAGACTCGAAGAAAGCAAGTCTTGCCCTATAAGGTTTAAAGAAATCAATTACCTGTTTGATCAAGAATGGGATGCCTGCGGTAGCTCCACCAATGTTTGGATAGGCCCCGAAGTGTTCAAGTATCCATTGATGCAAGTCTGTAAACAGATACTCTATTAGTGTGGCGTCTTCACCAGCATCAAACCAACTATCAATGTCAGCCTTTAGGGCTGGATTTATTGCATTTAGAATTGCTTCGGCAGCATCTGGATCAACTTGGTAAGGAGGACTATTAAATACTCTTGACCAATTCTCCTTAAATATTTCCAGTTTAGCTTTTCTTTCCTCTCTTGATTCAGGTCGAATATTGACTAAGGCCTCAAACTCTGCATCAGCTTCCTCTATAGTACCAATTACATCTTTGTTGTACTCCAGATTCCGTGGTTGTTCAGTAGTCGTTGTCACAGTAGTCGTTACAGTAGTGGTCGTAGTTGTTGCTGTGGTAGTCGTACTTGGAACTGGAGTTGTACTAGTCGTAGTAGTTGTAGTCGTGGTGGTTGTTAGTGGAGTACCTTCAAAATCATCAAACTCAACAACAAACTGAACGTATGGTGGAATCGTGGTTGTAGTTGTTGGTAGTGGTGGTAGAGTAGTAGACGCAGTAGTTGTAGTGGTTGTAGTCGTAGTTGAAGATGGACTCCAGAAGCTAAAGTAATCAAAGTCAACTACAAATTCACCAGGAACAGTAGTAGTTGTGGTAGTCGGAAGTGGGGGTAAAGTAGTAGTTACAGTCGAAGTAGTCGTGGTAGTTACAAAATCACCCTCTTCTCTCAAAGGACTAAATGATACCAATTCAGTTTCTACTTCATTACCTAAACCCAAGAGTGGTTGATAGTACATAGGACAAGGAGTAATACAGCGGTAATTGTACTGAACAGCATTACTATTTGTATAGGCTACGTCAATTGCAGGAGTGCAACCACCCACTGGAGTACAACTTGATTTGTGGTACCACAGAAATGGTTGTTGAGGTCCGCTAGGCTGTTGATTGGTGAAATAACCGTCTCCGACTGGACCATCCCATCTAATTTGAAGAACTCCAAACTGGCTAACATCATGCTGAGTATCTTTTTGACAATAGAATCCAGCGAAACCGGTTCCCGGGTAGAGGTTTGGACCTACTACAGTAGGTGTGAGTAGCCATCCGCCAGATCCTGCAAGGTAAGTATGTATAATGTTAAAGCTCGAATCTTCCCAGAAAATGTGCATGCCAAAAATATCATCTAAAGTAACTCGGTGGCCGACAGATTCTAAACTAGTACCAGGTATTTTTGTCGGAGTGCTAAATGAACCAAGTGATTGTCTACTATAATATATACCTGGATCAGGTCCAGAAGTTATTGTAATAAGAATAATATTCCCATAATTAGATTTGTACATCCTAGCAAAAGTATCAAATTGACCAACACCTGAATCCCAATTTAACTGTTGGACCCAAGGATCGGCCATATGATACCAACTTCCGCCAGATAGTTCATAACTACCCAGGTTGTTCCAGGCTTCCCACACAGTAGTTGGACCGCCTGTATTTTTTGCAATACCGGTAAAGCCTCCAAATCCACCTCTCTGGTGCTGTATGTATTGAAGACTATAAACACCTGGGTAGTTATTCGTCCACGGAATCCAGTCTTCCCAGAAAAGTCCTGGCCATCCAACAAAGATTCTACCTGACCTATTAAGACCGAAATCAAGGTCATAAAAGTATCTGTTAAAGTCATCTAGACAGTTTGGAAACTTGTCAGTATACCGTATTGGAGACCAAGTCAGACCTTCATTACTAGTAGAAGCGTAAGCTAGATCATAAGAAGGAGATTCATAGAAGGTTACATAGTATTCGTCTTGATCCCAGATATAGTAACAAATGCGTGATCTATCATGCCTAGATTCATAGGGCATCCCGCGATAAAAGCATCTGGTTCCATCACAACACTCTCCTACGAAAGGAGGAGCTGTAGTGGTAGACGGAAAGAAGTCAGGAGAGGTAGTTGTTGTAGATCCAGTTCCAGTAGTAGTCGTGGTAGATGTAGTCGTGGTAGTTGTGGTAAATGTAGTTGTGGTTGTTGTTACATCCTCACTGGCCATAGCTGAAAAACCAGCTGGAGGAGTATAGGTCATACGAGATAGATAACCAACTATTGTGTGTTCTTGAAGGTTACCATTAAGAGAATCAGCTGGATACCAAGTTGTTGCAGCTATACCACTAGCCGCTGGATTAGTACCAGTTACAGGATCACCACCATTTTGCCATACTCCATTCTTAGCAAAGAAGACTCTAGCGTTATCCATGTCAAGGGCAACACCAATTATATCTCCATTACCATATAAATTCCCGTAAGCAGTACCGACCATATTGTTAAATATGCGTCCATCCGTACTGTAGTATCCATAACCTGTACTTTGTCTTCCAACATATTCATCAGTAGGATAACCAGATTGAGCAATACCAACAAACCTATAGTTTCCAACTCCAACTACCTCAATTTCCCAGTACCACTTTCCAGAAGACTTACCAAGAGTTGCACCAACTGCTCTATCATTAGAGACAGTACATCTAGCCGTAAGATTGGAGTTCTCTAAAACCATACCTGTAGGATGTATCCATAAAGGATCCCACGTAAGTTGATCAGTTGGAGGGGCTGTAGTAGTAGTTGTAGTTGTGTATCCTGGAGGATTATATTTTATTTCAACTTCAATTGCTGAAATAAAAAGATCAGTCTGGTTGTGTCCTATGCCACCGCTTGAATCAAGAATCCAAAGTCTAATATTAGTTAATTCGGCTGCAGTTTTAGAGAGAGCCGCCCAGTTGGTGTAGTAATCTGTAAAATAATCATTGTTAAAACTAACACCACCCAGATCAAGAATCTCAACTAGTCCATCGTAAAGAAGGAACTCCACACCACCAGAAAATGCTGAGTTAGGAACTCTACCTCTTACCCTAACTCTAAACTCTACTGAGCTACCCAAGAAAGTAGGATTATCAAGACCAAAATGTATATAGGAGTTTGGAACACTTGCGCGACCTTGGATATACGTACTATCATTGGGAGGCCACCCCTCATTCACTTGCAAATGAGGACTAACTTCGGGAGTGTACTCCCTATTTGCAACAGTAGAATCCGGTCGAACAATTTCCGTAGGTAGCATTAGTCTCCTTTAATCTTTTAAAATTTATTCCAACTAGTTAGGGTGTTGTGTAAGAAGCATAGTGACCCACCCAACACTCTGCGTCTTCTGCAAAAGCAAGATCAATAGTACTAAACTTAGTCCAGTCAACCGTATCAACAGGTTCGGTTGTTGCATAGTAAAATGAGAACCTGTAAGCACCAACAAAGAACTTACGGCGCATCCTGACCCAAATCTCTGATACTGCTCCAAGAACTTGTTGTTCCTCATCAATGGTCCCTATTTCTGAATATAGACCAAATGCATATATATTTCCGCCATCAATTCTTCCACCAACTTTTGCATAAATATCAGTCTGTCCACGAACTCTAAATAGTAACCCAAACTCTTGAAAAACTCCACTAATTGCTGGAACTGTAATCTTAGTGTAAACATCAAATTCTTTATCTAACAATTCACACTGAGCAATATATGTTGGAGTGCACGGATCAAATGCATCACAACCATCTGGTCCAGCATAGACATGGAGAAATCCTCCTGACTCTGAGAAGTTTCCATGACGTTTCTCTTGAAGTTTCCACCTTGCATTTATTGATCCATCATTAAAGTCATCTTCTTCTAATCCCAAACCACATGGTGCAGTGGTTGAAGTGGTGGTCGTAACAGTTGTAGTAGTGGTTGTCGTAGTTGTTGTAGTAATTGCAAATGGATTTGCCTGAAACTCAACAGCTTCAAAACTACCCTCTTTAGCTACTCCGCCTGTGATTGGATCACCCTTGGGTCGAGTAAGTCCATATTCAAAACTACTAGTATGAACAAGTCTAAATCGAGCGAGTCCATCAGCAGTCGTAGGAGTTCCTGGTACAGCACCCTGTCCATATGGTCGTATAACACCACCACCACCACCTACATAAGATGGGGCATAAGTTATCGACCAAGCTTTAGAGATTTCATGATCTAGAGTAACATTGACTTCAGTACTATTCGCACTCCAGTTTAAAGTGCCACGCTGAACATCAAACCATTGTGACTCAATAATCTGAGTTCGAACATTTAGTGTACCTGTACTCAGAGTACGATTTACTCTAAAAGTATCCTTATCAATAAGTTGCATTATACAACAGGCATCTGCAGAACTCTGACTTGCAACATCAACCCGGTAATTGGATACGGTCATTGTCCTGTTCGGGGCAACTGGGGCTGGTATTGCCTCGTCAGTAGTAGTACCAGATAGAGAGTAAGCTAAGTGCTGAACATCCCAAATACCAGGAGTAAGAGCTTCAACCGCCCACCACATCATCTGATACTGCCAGCCGCTTGCATTACCATCTCTGACAAATCTAACCTCAGAGTTAGATTGGAAGTACCCCTCGACTAACTGGTCTTGCCAGTTATCAGTCTGCCCTCCATTACCACTAAAGACAAGGAATGTGTTCTCTATAACGGCTGTCCCATCTAAATCAGTGGTTCCAGCTACTATTACATCAGAATTAAAACCACCCCAATTAAGTAGTGAATAACCTGAACCAACAGTCCAACCACTGTGTACTTTCACATGGGCCGGATTAAATTCGACAACATAAATACTAACTTGCTGTGTTCCAAATATATTGCCACGACCGATCTTTAATCTAGCACCAGGCGATCTATGATCGAACCAGAAGTATGGCCAACTTCTGTGCCAAATTGTTTCTTCTGTGGTTTCAAAAGAGATAAATGGAACACAGTTAAAAATATTTTGACCCTTCGATAAGAGATATTCACTTGGTTGACCATTAGCTACTGTAATCTCAAATCTCTCAATTGAATCAATAAAGTATGGTAAAGTTGTACTGGTTGTACTTACTGTTGTACTAGTTGTGGTAGTAGTTGTTGTTGACGTTGTACTAGTGGTAAAAGGATCATCTCCAGTATTTCTAAAATATCCAAACGTAGCAGTAAACTGTATACCACCTGGATGATTAGCATACAGACCAACATCAATATCAGCACCACTAATGAGTTGATTAACAGGTTGTCCGAATTGAATCCAATTATCACCTCCGTCTGCAATATAGAATGCAGTTACTACACCAGCAATCCTTCTCAGTCTAAGATAAACAGTATTTGGAGCATATGCTACGTTTACCTGATAAGTATAATTGGCGGTACTGTCAATAGTATTACCAAATAATAATCTCTCGCCCCCTAGACTATCATCATAAATTAAACAAACCTTCCAGAAATTGGTACTATCTGTTGCGGCCAGTATGCCTGCTTGCTCATAGTCATTATCAACATCTGTCGAAAGTTTTGTATATACATCAAAGTCGCCAGTCTCAGTTGTCTGAAAGGCCCAGGTTGGATCATACTCTCCATCCCAAACATCTCCAGAACCAGAATCAATTACAAAAGATCCTTGATAATAGTCTCCGCCTGTACCAGGTTCCCAAGTCCAGAAATTACTAAGGTATTTGATACCATCAGCGGCAATGGTAAAGTTATCAAAGTCCATCGTCGCAGTTGGAGAACCACCACCACCATCAAAACTATCAAGATAGATTACAATATCTGTTTCACCAGATCCGAAATTGACGAGGGTATCTAGTAATTGCCAACCAGCATCATAGTAATAACTCTGCATCTGTATACCAGTTCTTACTAACCGCAACTGGCCACTAGTATGAGCTGTACCGACAGATGCACTCCAACCAGATGTTGTGTTCCAAGTCTGATAACGTTGAGTGCCAGCCCTGTATGCTCTCAGCATTTGAGCTATAGCAGTTCCTGCATGAGCCCTGAGTCCACCATACCATCCATTTTGAGATGGACCAGCAATAACGTCATAGTCCACGACTATATCAAAATCGCCAACAATAGTATATGTAGACAGTATTCCCTCTCTGGTATTACCTGGGGCAACAGAACACTGTAATTTATTACCTTGAATATCTGGACTTGCATCCCATATATTCCACTTGATTGGATCAGGTGGACTTCCATTAGGACCAGTGAAGTCATCGTCTGGATCAAAGTCAAAACTATCATTTCGTAAATATGCTGTAGTTGTGGTAGTAGAAGTTGACGTAGTTGTGGTAGTCGTACCGGTTGTGGTGGTTGTTGTCGTAGTAGTCGTACTAGTAGTAGTTGTTGTCGTTGTCGTGGTTGTAGTAGTAGGTAGTGGCGGTAGAGTAGTAGTTGCAGTCGTAGTCGTGCTTGTAGTCGTGGTTGTGCTTGTCGAAGTAGTTGTTGTCGTAACCGTACTGGTGCTCGTGGTTGTGGTAGTTGTGGTCGTAGTAGTTGTCGTTGTTGTTGGTGGAGGAGGAGTAGTCGTTGTCGTACTAGTACTTGTCGTTGTTGTGCTCGTACTCGTTGTGCTTGTCGAAGTAGTTGTGGTTGTGGTAGTTGTAGGAGGTGGTGTGGTCGTGGTTGTACTAGTACTTGTCGTTGTAGTTGTGGTTGTGGTAGTTGTAGGAGGTGGTGTGGTCGTGGTTGTACTAGTACTTGTCGTTGTTGTGCTCGTACTGGTAGTACTTGTCGTTGTAGTCGTAGTTGTACTGGTGGTAGTTGTGCTAGTTGTGGTCGTAGTAGTAGTCGTTGAAGTAGAAGTACCTGAACCTTCAAGCGGACTATAACCAGTTGGAAGACTATATGCAAAATCAGATTCACCAAAGTTTGCTGTTATCTCTGCAGTATTGTAGTTAAAACCGTGCCATGGCCACCAACCTGCTGATGGAGTTATTGTTGCAGCAGGGTTAGTACCAACAACTGGATCACCTGAGTTTTGCCACACACCATTCTTAGCAAAGAAGACTCTACCGTTATCCAAGTCCATAGCAACCCCTATAACATCATTTGTAGTATAAGAGTTACCATATGACGAACCAGCGCCGTCCTCGTAAACATCTCCATTAATTTCGTAGTATCCTACACTGTCAGTTACCTGACCCGGAAAACTAGTCGTGGCCATATTTCCGGGGCCAATACCAACCA